GGTCCGTATACACGTAGTACGTGTATACGGTCCCCCCACATGATAGTTGTCCGAACTGACGCTTTAATCCGTCAGTTTTGGTCCGCTTGATTGTTGAAAATCTAATTTCGAACCTTTCTTTGAACGTCGAACACGTTCACCTTTGTTTCGTTATAGTGGAAACCACCCTTTCCTTTTCATGGTATATTTACAGAATTATATATCATGTCATAGTACAAATTCGAGAGCTCGGTGTTTCAAGAGCTAACCAACTAAAATAACGGTACGCAATTTATTGCAAGTCCGTAACCTTGACTTTTCTTTGTCAGGTATTGAACACCACCCCCACATTTATGTGGAACTAATCATTTGAGTGGAAAATGATTTAAAGCATGTTAATCGAACATGTACCGGCTCCGAAATGAGCCACCCCCCGCACCATGTTGCGGCACTGATCATCTGTATGGAAGACGATCTAAAGCATGTTAATTAACATGTGCCCGGCCTGCACTGGCCACACAAACCCCCCCAAACCCTCACTTTCTGTCCATAGAAAGAAGGTTAGACACTCAAAAATTCGTTTAGAGCTAAATGTCTAGGGCCTTAATTGGCACCATGTCTTATAGGTACACATATAGTCTGCGGAGAATTCACAGAAAATCAAATAAAAACAAAATAAAAATGTATATTCGAATTCTTTTATATTGGCTGTTGGTTGAGACAATCCAACACGGTTTTATTGGGCTAGAGATTAACCACATCTTGAATACATAACCAGGGACGTACATTCCCGCTCTACTGCCACCTGTCTTGTGCTTGCACAAGAAGCTCGCGTAGTATGAAATCATTGACTTTCCAGGTTCAAAACTGGAGTAGAATGATATGAGATTAGTATAGTAGGGACCTACATAACTTCCAAATTCCTTCACTGGAGTTTGGATTTGTGTAGGAGTACTTTTAAATTTAATGAAATGTATTCCGCACAGATTCAAACAGTTACACAGGCATCCAGAGCCGTTACCCGTCCTAAGAACCACAAAGAATGGACAAAAGTCGCAAGCCGCCAAACGTTGCGCAAACCAGTACCCATTGTAGGTACTCAGCCTGTAACCAATCAGGCACCAAACCCGCTGAAGATGAACAAGCACCGCCCAAATAAGGGCAAACAACCCACACATGGGGGTCCTTGCAGCAATCTGGATTACGATTCAGATTTTTATCCCGAATCCGGGAGTGATCTATTGGGCACTGACATTAGTGTCCCATCAATACCAAACACTCCTAATGTTCCCGGTCCATGGGAACAAATTCGAACTAATGCTGATAACATGCTAGGCCCTTCCTTGGCCAACCAAGTTGTTGATCATGTAGAGCGCATTGCTCTCTTCGCTTACAAGTTGAGCGGAGATGTAACTTTTGAGCAAGCGCTTGCTACTTGTGGTATGTACCTCAAGTTCTATGTGAGCGGAAGTGTTCTTTTTACCGTCTACGATTATATCAAATCTTTTTGTGACGGCGATCTAGGTATCACATCCACAATAGCTGAGAAGTTTTCAGCAGAAGCCCTTTCACCAGAAGCAGGCGGCCTCATGCCAGTCATCTGGGATGGTCTTCATCATAATAAATTTGCACAACGCATAGCCTATATCATTGGCACCGTTAGCGCGGTTGCAGCGTGTAAAATAAATGATGTTGAAGTTAACCATTCCCTTATTGATTCATTTGTTAAAGCCCGTTCAAGCGAAAAAATCAATGCTGTCGATCTGATCGACGCACTGGTGGAATCTTTCCATTGGGCATCCACTGTAGGCATACAGTGCATCAGGGAGCGATCCTTGAAACCTATGCAACTGACATCCAACACCTTGTACAAAATCCAGGCCAGGTATGTCTATTGGTACAGTCGCCGCGAGGAGATTTTCTCTCCCCGAAAGATTGATGGAACATATCAGTTGCGAGCTGACATGTTCGAAGAGTTGAAAACAATGATTGCTGAATGCAATTCCATATTGAAATATAAGAATGGGG